GAGTTTAATATTTAACTCACGACGATAAAAATCACGAACAATTGAATAGCAGTCTTGGTAGCCATGATGATAGTCACGACCAATGAGTAGTGCTTTATAACCACAGGGTTCATAGACCTGAAACTCAACTTCAGGATATGCACAAATCACCCATGGCTTTTCATGAAGTTCAATTTGCAATAAGTCTAAATCAGATGCTCGTGCTGTCGCATTTGGATGTGAGTGAACATAGGCTTGAATTTCCCCTTGATCTTCAGCATTCGCCAAATCTTCATGGTGGATTTGAAATTGACCATGTTCAGCGACATTACGGCATGGAATGTACTCACCAGAAACAATCACCCCGCAAGATTCTGCGGGGTAAGATTGTTTAGCATGAGATAGAATCGCTGCTTTGAGTTTTTTATTTAATTTCATCTTTACACCATTGAAGATGCAGGGAATCCACCAAAATGAAGCTCATTCTCACGACAACGGCAACCTGATGTTCGATAGTTACATCGATCTAACGCTGGATTGTCTGTCGATTCATCTTTTTCGGTAAACATTGCTGCACCGATGTAGCCACATTCTTCACTTCGATATTCCCAGTTGCAGTAATTTGAGATTTGAAGCGTGGGAATCTTTAACCCTTCAAAATCCACTGGATTGGAAAGCTCAAACGTCACTTGCTGAGCATTTTCAGAAGTCTTTTGTTCAATAAACCAAATCTGCTCACGTTTCTCGCTTGAATTGGCAGTAGTATTGCCAGTGCTAAAATTTTCAGCATCCAGATATTTGGCTAAGGTGGTTATGACTTTAAGCTTTGCCCCAGCAAAATCTCCAAACTGTAAACAATATGCAGTGACTGCACCCTGTATGCCATTAATATTGTTGGCTAAACTTAAAGTAGGTGCGGAAGCCTTACCATCACTTCGCATTTCTAAACCACTGACTTCCAGTGCCATGGGTTCAAATGTTTGACCATCAAAGATGATGTTACGATGCCAAACTTTTTTATCACCAGTATCAGTAACCATCGGACCATCAGAACCAATCGAGCTATAAATCTTTTCCCAATCTTGGAATGAAATATGACCATGGAAACGTAAGATGCCAGCACCTAAAGCGTTGGCATCTAATTCAAATAAGGTAATTAAACCGTCTACATAAAGCTTCTGAAAATCACTGTTTAGCATCGTCATTCACCATAATATCGAGCTTTAAACCTTCACCATCATAAATAGCCTGGATGGATTGAATTGAAATCCCTGAACGATTCTGCATAGAAACAATATAGGGAATTAACCAACTGATAAATTGTGCTTCTTTTAATGAGATACGGCTTAAATCAGGCTCTTTATCCTTTTTTAAGCCGATTAATACATCATCTGTCGCCTTGTTATAATCAATCGATAGGTAATCTATTTTTGATCCAAACTCGTAAGCAGATGCATCAATTTTAGCCATGAGTGCTGCAGTAAAACTTGCTTCAATTCGTGTAAGTTGCTTTGACATTTTTAATATTCCTTCAAATAAAAAGCCCCAACGAGTGAGGCGTGAAGTTAAAAAATTTAAGGATAAAAAACTTGGGTGAATGTTGTTGAGATTTGCCACAGATTAGAGCCAAGATCAATTATTTGATAATCTCCAGCCTTCACACGAACTTGACCATCTTGTGGTGAATTCCAGAGAAATGAATCAGCACCTTTGTGATCATCAAGAAATTTTTTTATTTCAATAATCACTGACTCAGGAGCCTTTCGATTAAATGGCCAAGATCCTGATTTATTGTTTATCCCAACTGAAACATTCTGCTCATACCCATCGCCAAACTTACTTGTTGAAACTTTAAAAGTGGTATTTCCTGAATTGCCATCTAGGCTGGTTTCCCAACCAAATAGTCGATTGCTCAATCTTTATCTCCAATAAAAAAACCGCCTTTCGGCGGCATTTTTTTCTAACAACTTCAAATAATTTACAAGACAATCTATTTACCCTTAATAGCGTTGCTTAATGGATAACCTTGTTTAAGATTACGTATAATCCCTTTATCTACAGCATTGTCTATCATCTTACCAATGGTCACCATCAAATTTCCATTCGAGTCTTTTGATGTTTCAACTTTATCGCTACCATAATTTTTTATAGTCACCTGTATTCCTGAAACAGTATTTTCACGATTTGCCAGATAAGTTGTTAAATCCTTATTTTGACGGGGTGATAAAACTCTCTCACCTTTGTCTAAATAATAACTAGCCTCTTTCGGAACATAACTTTCACCACCGTGAAAAATACCATCTACAGTCTGAGCAGCAATTACACCAACAGATGCATAACCTAAACCACGTGTAAGCATAGACATAAAACCAGTAGGATCGGTTTTAAGCGCTGCTGTTGCACCAACCTCTGTATTGATGATTGCTTGACCCATTGCAATCACTTGCTGAACCAAAAACATAGTTTTATAAGCAGCACTAGACTCTCCAGCAGATTCTTTAACCATATCAGTCATAGAACCCCAAACACTTCCAGCCTGAGATAGTAATGATCCATACATGTTTAATTGATCTGTATAGAGTTCATTTCTTAAATCAGCTTCATCTTTGGTCGCCTTAGCAATAATCGCATAACGTTGATCTTGAAATGTCTTTTCAGCATCCAGAATTTTCTGTTTTTTCTGATCATCCGTTAAAGCGTCATCATTACCAATTTTTGAGATCAGTTGCGATTGATCATAATATGAAGTGTCAATACTTCGGTCTACACCAGACTTAAAACTAAACTGCTTATATTCTTGCGGTGTCATTGTTGACTGCGCAATCATATCTCTGCTTGTAGCATCAATATCAGCCAAGGATTTGTTGTACTCGGCGAGTTTCTGCCATTGTAACTGCCTATACTCTTTTAGCTCTTTGTCGTACTGCGCTCTGATCGACTTTTCACGCAACTGTTTTTCTTGATCGGAAAATTCAGTCGATGCTTTAATTTGCAAAATTTGAATATTCTTTTGTGTTTCAAGCTTCTCACTTTCAGACATCTTGTAAGCATTTAAATCATATTCAAGTTCTGCCTTATTTAACGCCTGTGAATTTGTAAATCGTTCATTTTCAGCTTTGATTAAAGCTTGCTGTTCACTACCTGCAAATTTAAGTGTCAAATCAGCAATTCGTTGTTGATGCTCATTAACTAACACAACATCTCTATTTTGATAGTCCTTTCGAAGTTGTTCACGGTCTTTTTCAAGTTGCTCGAACTCTCGAATAGGATCTGATCTTTCACCATCTAAAGATGGAGAAAAACCGCTCAATGAAGCCATTTTACCTTTTACAATTCGGACATAATCTTGAGTTTCTTTAAATGGTGGAATACCACCATATTTTTCAACATTCCCAGGTCCTGCATTGTATGCAGCAATAGCCTTATCCCAACTTCCAAACTGCTTATATAGTGCGCCTAAGTAACGAGTTGCACCTTGCGCGCTTGATTGTACGCTTTTCACATCAACACGATATTGACGAGCTGTACCAGGCATAAATTGAAATGAACCTTGAGCGCCTACAGGCGATGTAAGTAAACTTCCATCTTTTCTGTAAGTTCGACCATTTGACTCCTTTGACATGATTGCTGAAAGCAATCCGTCTGGTGCATTGATAGATCTTTCTAAAGCTGAAAAGTTATACTTTTCCGCATAACCTTTTACCAAAGACTCTACTTGATATTCTTTGACTTTGGCTGCTGCTTTAGCCTGTTTCTCCATTTCTTTTGTTTGGGTTTTGACAGATGCCGTAATACTTTCCTGAACTTCCTTAACTTTTTGCTGCAATGCAAATTGTTGATCAGCAATTTTTTTCTGGTCTGAGGATAAAATCTGTGTAAACGGAATTTTATTATCTTCGCGGAATTTAGTCATGAAAGTTGCATAATCTAAAGCATTCTGATTACTTCCACTTGCTTTAACTGTATTCAGAAAATACTGATTTTTTAGATTTTCTTTTGCTGCATTTGCTTGTAGCTCCTTTGTCTTTTGGATTTCTATATTTTTCAGGCGAACAGCTTCTGCTTCGCTATTATGTGCCTGTACAGCTTGAGGCGTAGAATTAACCAAAGAATCTCTTGCCGATTTAGCATTTAAGTAAGCGACTTTACTTTGGTCATAACCAGCTGAAAGTTGGTTTATTTTAAGCTTTTGATCATCGGTCAAAAAGTTAAGTTTTTCGATAGCAGTATTAAACTCATCTGAAGTTATCTTTCCTTGAGCATAAGCATTATAAAGTTTACGTACAGTTGCTATTTTTTCGTCAGAAATCGGAATAGCCTCTACAAATGCACTCAAATCCGAACCAGCCACAACAAATGAAACTCTTAAATCCTCTACCTCTTTTTTCAACTCATGCAGAGTTGTTTTTTGCTGGGCAATACTTAATTTTTCATATTTATCCCGTAATTCATCTACAGTTTGACCTTGAATCGTTAAGGCTTGAGAAGTCTCAGTTGAACTACTTTTTAAATATAAATATGATGCTGCAACCCCTGCAACTGCTACACCTAGTCCTACAGGACCAAGTAGTAAACCTGCAAGACTCCTGCCGATTCCAATTGTTGCAGATTGAGCAGCGTTATAGGCCAATGTTGAACTTGTAGACTGTTTTAATGCAATATTGTATGCAATTTCAGCCGCAGTCAGACGTTGTACTGCTAAAGCTCTCGCACTTGCAGATGTTGCCTGATTGTATTCAACCCTAGCCAGATTTAACTCAGTTAATGCTAAAGCAGTATTCTGTTTAGCTCTTAATGCTTGAATCCCCAAAAGCTGAATATTTGCATTATTTTGAGCAATTATTGCTTCTCTTTGAGCCAAACTTACTGCGACAGCTTCTCGCATACCAACTACAGCATTAAATATAAATTTTCCTGTAAAATACGCCCCAGCCACCATCGAAGCACTTATTAATTCATTTAAGTTCCCTGCAATAAGATTAATCCCATTTGCAAGAACGACTGAAGCTCCAGAACTATTTGAAGCTTCACCAACAAATTTAACCAATTCATTATTTAAGCGAGTAAATGCTTGACTAACCGTTTTATCTGTTTTGTCATAAAGCGTGTCTACACTCGAACCAGCTTTTAGCAATGATTTGACAATAACATCACCAGTTAACTCCCCTTGCAGCATCATGTTACGAAGTTCACCGCGTGTTTTACCTAAGCCCCGAGCCATAGCATCCAATACACCAGATGCATTATCTTGCATAGAACTAAATTCTTCAGCCTGTAGTTTTCCGCTTGCTAAAGCCTGTCCAAATTGAGTTAAAGCATCTTGAGCACCTGAAGCACTCGAGCCACTTATAGCTGTTGCTTTCGTTACAATTTCAGTTAAACGTGCAGTTTCTTTCTGATCAATATGAAGTGTTTTAGAGTTTGTTGAAAACTTAGAGTAAATATCAGCAACACCATCCCAAGCTGCGCCAGTTTTTTGTGCAATTTCAAAGGTCGCTTCTGAAGCTCTATTAAGTTCAGATTGAGAATTCGTAACTAATTTAAGTCGGTTATGTAAAGATACATATTCGTCTGATTTACCAATGACCTCACCAACAGAAATACCAGCCACAACAGATTTGACTGATGATGCCAAGAAACCATAACTTTTAGCCATAGCTGAAATTTGACGATCTTGACGATCTAAAGTCTTAGAGAAATCATCAATTTGAGATTGAGTTCGCTTAACTTCATTTTTTACATTGTCATATCCTTTGGTCATGGTTTTTGTAGAATCTTGCACAGTTCTACCAGCTCTTGCCATACCAGTTTCAAATCTTGCAGTATTTGCCTCAAGCAAAATCTCTACCCGCTTTAACAGATTTTCAGACATAAATTTTTCCTTTAGGCATAAAAAAACCACCCGAAGGTGGTCTAAATTAAATAAGCATCTATAGATTTTCTTTATAACACTCAATAAAAAATTGATTATTGCTAATTAAATTCTTAGCATAAACGTCATTAATGATTTTCAATCTATCATTACTTAATGAATCACCCTTAAATTGATTATGAATTTCAATTAGGCTCTGTTTACTGTTTCCTAATTTTTTTGACTCTGAAACTAATTCATAATAATCACTTAGTTCCAAACACTTTTTGATCTTATTTTCGTTTACTTTACCATCTTCACATATTGCATAATTCAGCTTATTAAAATACACATTATTATCAGGTTCTTCTATTAAAACTTTTCCCTCATAAATTAAAAACCTTTTGTATCCTGTATATCCACCAAAGCTATTTTTAGCATTAACTTCACCACATGTATTTTTTACCTTTCTAAACTGTGCCGAGTCTGGATCTTTCAACAAGGATTTAACTTTATTTTCTACTTCATTATTTCCACAACTTATTAAAAAAAAATTCATTAAAATTAAAAAAAATAATTTCACTACATTCCAACCCCTCAATATTATAAGAGGTTAGAATATAGCTTTAAAATAATTACAACTTCAAGCGTTTTTCAACATGTTTACAGCAATGCATCCATTCGAATTTTAATATCGTCCATAACTTCATTTGTGCTTCGTTCAGACTCATGCTGCCACATCATAAATTTATCAAAACCAAACTCATGATCTGCATAGTTAACATCAAATAAAGTTTTGGCAATATTTGCTTGAAATGCATTTTCGCGAATCATTCCAATCGGCTCAAGATGATCAAATGCTTGCCAATATAGATACTCTTCGAAAGTCATCGTTTTTTCTAATTCGCCAACCGTTCGACCTAAACGTAATGCAAGCTGAAAACGAAATTTTAGGTCGGGTTGGCTTTTTAGTTTTTTAATGGTTCAGGTTCGGCCCCTGCTTCTTTTTCCGCATGAATTTCCGCAAGTGTTTTAATGCCATTATGTGCATAAATCTTCTTGACCAATTGATCTGCAATAGGTGCTGGTATGCCTTTGATTTGATCTGTTGATAAGCCTTTTAATGTAAGTTCACCTGTTTCAGGATCACAGACAGTGGATTGAATCAGAATTGAAGTTGAATCTTTCTCAGCAGAGATCCATGCATCTCGGTCTGCCAATGACATTTTTTTAATGCCAATTGAACCTAAACCATCAACATTATCTTTTACAAAATCTTTATTTTCAGCCAAAGCTAAAAATGCTGCTGCTACGCCAGTTAAAATTTTATCAGCCATTTTCTATCGTCCAAAAAAGAATAAAGCCCGCAAAGCGGGCGATATATAGTCATTAAGGTGTGGTGGTTTTGGTTACTTTACCATTTACAGCAATTGTCAATTTAAAACGGTTCTTCTTGTTTGCTGCACGGACTGGAGAGAGTTCAGTAATTGTGCCTTGATAGGTATAAGTTGTTTTTGCATCATCAGGCAATTCAACCTTCCAATCAATCATTTGACCATCTTCAAAATGGGCATCTAACTCTTGTTGTTGAACACTGCCAGAAATCATTAATAATTCATACGCTAAATCATCAGCACTAATTACACCAGCTGCTGCTGTTTCTTTGTGAGTTGACTTCACTGTTGTAATGTCATCAACTTCACGCTTTTTGGTCGGTAATGGACTATCTGTGACTTCAAGCAATTCTGAAAAAGCTTGTTCAGACGGTAATTTGTATGAGATTGTGATCCCCTGGGAATCAATTAAAGCCTTATCAGCCATGTTATGCTCCTAATTTTGCCAGATTAAAATATCAACTTGGTGCTGATATAGTTGTGTTTCATCATCAAACCCTCCATCTTGACCACCCAATAATGAACAAGATGATAATTTCTGTTCGCTGATTGCACGTTTTACGATCCTTGCATCCAATTCACATTGAATCTTGTCTGCATTGTGAATATTGATTTGTACGCGAAGTTGCTCATAGCCAGTCCATTCTTTGACTGTATTCAATGCCTCTTCTGAAATGCCCTGGTATGTAATGTAAGTACCTTCAACCTTTTGCCCCATTGCAAGCGGTGCTGGTGCAACTTGACCGTTAAACAATGGCGCAAGCACCGAATAAATAATTTCACTCGCTAACATCATTTATTCCTTCTAGTGCAATCATTCTTTTTTCGAATGCTGCCTTAACATATGTCCCGTATTTATCTTTGAAACGTTCAACAGCAACTTCTTTGTACCTGTCATATGCTGGACGTACAAAAGGTACAGCAGCAAAAGTGGGTGTGCCCCTTTCTATAAAACGGTAATAAAATGCTTTAGATTTGATATAAATCCCCACTGCAACACCGCCATTGACTCGAATACGTTTTCGAGCAATATTTCTCCGAAGTGTGCCTGGTCTTTTTAGCTTACGTGTATTTTGAGGTCGTCCAGCTAATCTCGCTCTAGCTGAACCACGGTAATATCTGTAATAGGCTTTTTCAGCTTTTGGTGCATTCCGCTTAATTTCTTCAAATATTGGTTCGGAAGCGTAAAAAAGTGCATTTTGTGTGAGTTGTTTTTGTTTACCAAGCTTTTCAAGACTTTGAAGTTGCTCAGTTAAATCTGACAACCCATCAATCTTGAAGTCAAATTCCATTTGATAATTTCCCTACTGTACACATTAAGGTTTTCTTACCTTTATTGACTGGTAATGCACCTGAAATTTTATAAGTTTCTTTTGTATCGACATCCTGGATAATATGAATTGCAGATATTTCTGGAAAATCATCTGGACGCATGACAACCCGACAAATTAAAGCTGAACCTTGAACGCTTGACTGGACAAATGAATTGGCGCTGATCGGTAGCACTCCACCATAAAATTGACCAATCTTTTTCCATATTTGTTTTTTTTGACCACCAGCATTTTTTTCTTCAGTTTGTTCATAAACATCGAATAGATGGTCTAGATCACCTGATTGCATTTAGACCCCCATATTTCGTGATGGAAACATCAAGTTTTCACATGCACGGTTCACATATAAATTAACGTCTGTTTGAGATGCGCGGTTTTGATACATGTCAGAGATAATCAACAATGCAGCAACTGATAAATTTTCAGGAATTGCACCTTTATATTTTTCTTTAAACGCATCCCAATCCGAAAAATCAATGAAATCCAGTACGTTCTGTGTAGCTGCTTTTATCAATAACTCAATATATGCATCGTCACGCTCATGAATCACGCGTAAGTGCTTTTTTGTCATTTCTAAAGTAATTAAGTCACTCATAAAAATAGCCTTTTTTTGACATAAAAAGAGGTAAAAAAAGCAGTCCGAAGACTGCTTTTAATTCAATAAATTTAGGTATTAAGCACCGCCACCTTCACCACCATCAGCACCGCCACTACCACTGCCAACTTTTGGTAAATCACCTGCAACATTGGCATCTGGAACAATGACCCCACCTGCTGCACGCATTTCTGAACGTACTGTTGCCAAGTTTTTACGGAAATTATCACCATCTTCCAATGAAACTTGTGTATCAA